TTGCGGAAGCATGTAAGACTATCTTTGCAGAGCAATTCCCCACAGTTGCAGAAGCACTGGAATGGGTCTAAATACAATATCTTGAATTTCTAACAATGGCAACATATCCCGTAGTGAATAAGACCACTGGTGAGCAAAAAGAAGTTGTGATGAGTATTCACGACTGGAGTCAGTGGTTAAAGGATAATCCAGACTGGACTCGTGATTGGTCTGATCCATCCACCGCACCGATGGCTACCGATGTTGGTGAGTGGAGGGATAAATTGATTGCGAAAAACCCTGGATGGAACGATGTACTTGAAAAAGCATCAAAAGCACCTGGATCTAAAGTAAAGAAACTCTAATGGCAAGAAGAAAAAGAGCATCTGCAGAGCAACCAATTGGGGTTGGACTCACGACAAAGCAGATGAAGCGGAAGAAACCGCTGAGTTCTGAGTATCTGGTGGAAATTGATCCACTTACCGATAATCAAAAAAAACTTTTTGATTCATATAAGGAGGGAAAACATCTAGTTGCCTATGGTTGTGCAGGTACGGGAAAGACCTTTATTACCCTCTACAATGCCCTTTGTGATGTTTTGGATGAAAGGACGCCATATGAACGCATCTATCTTGTAAGGTCTCTTGTAGCAACCAGAGAGATTGGTTTCTTGCCTGGTTCCCATGAAGATAAGGCAGACATCTACCAGATTCCTTATAAGAATATGGTGAAGTATATGTTCCAGATGCCTTCTGATGCTGACTTTGAGATGCTCTATGGTAATCTTAAATCGCAGGAAACCATCAAGTTCTGGTCCACTTCATTCCTTCGTGGAACCACACTTGATAATGCAATCGTGATTGTTGACGAATTCCAGAATCTTAACTTCCACGAACTTGATAGTATTATCACTCGTGTTGGTGAGAATACCAAGATTTGTTTCTGTGGTGATGCAGTTCAGTCTGATTTGCAGAAAACAAATGAGCGTAATGGTATTGTAGATTTTATGAATGTATTGCGTAAAATGCAATCTTTTGATATGATTGAGTTTGGAGTAGATGATATTGTCCGTTCTGGACTTGTCAAGGAATACATTATTGCTAAAATGGAAGCAGGTTTTTAATGTTTAATCATGTTGATATTAGTCTCCCTCAACTTGAGAGGGAGACCATTGATGGGGTGAGATATTACTCTGTCCCAGATGAAGAAGAACTTCTCCGACTGGTCTCCATCACTTCGGTGACCAGTCATTTTAATAAGGAGATTTTTGTCAACTGGCGTAAGAAAGTTGGTAATGAAGAAGCAGACCGTATCACGAAGGCTGCAACAAGTCGTGGTACGGACATGCACACTCTGGTAGAGCATCACCTTAAAAACGAGGATCTACCAAAAGTCCAACCGATTTCTGATTTTCTCTTCAAAATCTCAAAATCAGACTTAAATCGTATAAATAATATATACGCACTTGAAGGTTCCCTATATAGTAAGCAACTGGGCATTGCTGGAACCGTTGATTGTATTGCTGAATATGATGGCGAACTAGCAATAATCGATTTTAAGACTTCTAAAAAACCCAAACCACGAGAGTGGATCGAACACTATTTTGTACAGTGCATGGCATATGGTTGTATGCTGTACGAACTGACAGGAATTTCTGTCAAAAAACTTGTAATTATCATGGCATGTGAAAATGGAGAATGCGTCGTCTATGAAGAACGAGACAAATCAAAGTACATCAAACTACTCACCCAATACATTAGAAAGTTTGTTAGAGATAAACTGGAACTCTATGGAACAGAATAAAGAATTAGAACAGGCACTAGAAAGTAAATTTTTAACACCTTCCAAATTTGCTTTGGAAATTGAGAAAATTGTTGCCGAAGAAAACTTTAACTATATTGATGCTATCTGTCACTATTGCGAGATTAATAGTCTTGAGGTAGAATCAGTAGTGAAACTCGTGTCTAAACCTCTGAAAGAGAGGTTGAAGAATGATGCGATTAATCTAAACTTTATGAAGAAAACATCGAGAGCAAAACTGCCGCTATGATTTCCCGTGATGATCTGATGCACCATCGTCTTCAGGCATGGTTGCGTGAGAATAAATGTGATGATATTGAGTATCTTGGTGAATATGAAGATACTCTAGGAATTATGAAACATTGGTATCGTATTGCCGAGCACGAAGTTTCTGTTGATTGTATTGAAGATCTTGAGTTAGTCGATGCTGAAAGTGAGTCCCTTTGAAACCTACCAACATTATCTTTCATTAAAGAATCATTTCACAAATCCAAAATACGACTTCTTTAAGTATGGTGCGAAGACCCGTGCCAGTATTACTTCCTTCAATAAGAGGAAGGATAAATACTGGTTCGAGAAGACAAGTCGCAAGTACTCCGACCAAGAAGTTGTAGATTTTTTAGTATCTAATTTTACTGCCACTGATAACCCGCAAAACCTATGGATTGGAGAAATTATCAATTCTGGCGAAAGAAACTATTCCGAGTGGATGAAACGCCAACAGAGTTTGACGTACTTGTTCAAAGAGCAAAGCAACGAATTGTTATTGGAGAACGAGTTAGAGACTTTGTTCAACTGTACCAAGGGACATCCTCTAATACTCAAAAAGTTTCTAAGCGGGAGCGTATCGCTAGAAACATTAACAATCTTCGACAAAGTATTCCATTTCTCAAAAAACTTTGATAAGAAGTTAGATGATCCGGTGTGGGAATCCGTCAGTTTAAAATTGAAGAAGTATTCTCCATTCCTAAATATTGATGTCTTTCAATACAAGAAAATCTTGCGGTCTATAATCGATGAGTGACTTTTTTAAATCTGATATTATCCAAGACGAACTAACTGAGATTAATAATCTTCAGGAAGAAATCTATGGTAGTATCCTGACCTTTGGTGGTATGGATGCTGAGACCAAGAGAGAACACGTTGAAAAGTTACAGACCTTGCTAGAAAAGCAAAGGATCATGTATACTAGATTGTCCCTTTCAGACGACCCACAAGCGGTTGAAATGAAAGAGAACCTACGCAAATCGGTGGCACTGATGGGATTCCCACCAGACACTGATATGTCAATTTTATTCGACAGTATGAGAGAAACAATTGAATCCCTCAAAGACTATCTTGACGACTGAGGGCATCTTTGCTATACTATCCGAGTAAATCCCCCGAATCCAATTAATCCGAGGTAATCCAAATGTCTTTCGCAGACCTTAAAAAGCAATCGAAACTTGGCAACCTGACCGCAAAACTGGTCAAGGAAGTCGAAAAAATGAATAATACTGGCGGATCTGGTGATGACCGTCAATGGAAACTGGAGTGTGATAAGAGCGGCAATGGTTATGCCGTTATCCGTTTCCTCCCTGCTCCCGAAGGAGAGGACCTTCCTTTCGTGAAACTCTACAGTCACGCCTTCCAAGGTCCTGGTGGTTGGTATATTGAAAACTCCCTGACCACTCTGGGTCAGAAGGACCCTGTGTCTGAGCACAACACGATGCTGTGGAATAACGGCACCGATGCTGGTAAAGAGCAGGCACGTAAGCAGAAGCGTAAACTGACTTATATGGCAAACATTTATGTGGTCAAGGATCCTGCTAACCCTGCTAACGAAGGTCGTGTCTTCCTGTATAAGTTTGGTAAGAAGATCTTCGACAAACTCACTGCTGCTATGCAACCTGAGTTTGAAGATGAAGAAGCAATTGATCCCTTTGACTTCTGGGGTGGTGCTAACTTCAAACTGAAGGCAAAGAACGTTGCTGGTTATCGCAACTACGACTCTTCTGAGTTTGCCCGTCCTGATGCACTTCTGGACGATGATGATGCCATGGAAGCAATCTGGAAGCGTCAATATTCTCTGGCAGAGTTGGTTGCTGCTGACCAATTCAAAGACTATGACACTCTGAAGAAGCGTCTTGATTATGTTTTGGGTGTCCGTGGTGTGCCTAAGATGCAGGACCAAGAGACCGTAGAGATGGAAGAGTCCTGGGAGCGTGAGCGTCGTGGTGAGTCCGCACCTGATGTTCCCCAGTCTATGAAGGACGAACTGA